TTGCTCGGCACTTTACACATGAAGGTGTAGAGTTTGAAATCCGTGTAACAGATGAAGGCGATAAGCTAGAAATTTGGGAAGTCGAATATGAAAATAATAAATGTATTGGCTTTAAAGATATAGTGGCTGAATTTGATTTAGAGGATAACCAATGAAAACTAAATATGATCTTGAGAAAGCATTTATCTGGTTCTCAATGCTTATCTGCTTGATGTTCTTTTGGTGTTGGGTCTTAGGGCTGACCTAACCCCGCCCAATCTCTTGGGCTTCCCTCTTTGTTCGCTCTCCCAAATATTGAGCATTGAGGGTTGCCCTCTCCCTGCCCGCCTTGCCGACCTCATACGCCAGCCCAACAAAAAGAAAATGTCTCTTCCCGCCCCTCTCCAGACTTTCGTATAGCTTGCCTTCCTCGCCCTCACCGTCACGAACCAATAAAATAATACCTTTCTCCATCAACCCCCGAATAGCTCGACTGACTGCCGACCTATGCAGTCCAGTCATTAAACCATAATAAGCTACCGCATCGTGACTACTCCAGGTATCTAATCTAAACCTTTCCAACATAGCCCAAAAAACAATCTTCTCCGTAGGTGTTAAGTCCTGCCTTGCTATCACCTTCCTGCCTTGCTTCCATAATACCTTCCGATATCGCTTCACATTTAAACTACTTTGTAATTCCCGACTTATGCCGCCTTCCTGCCTTCCTGCTTGCAGTCCGAATTTAATCCACCACTTTCTCTTCATACTCTCTACCTAAAAAATAATAAATGAGCCTCAAGCTCATTTTTATTATATGGATATTATAACTGGATATATGTCGCTATTTGTATCTCCTCGAAACAATAAGCGACATATTTTTGCTAATATTGGCATAATATTACCCTCTTTTATCAATATATTTTAAGAAAGTTTTAAGTTTTGGCATAAAGTTTTGATGAATATTATAGACCCGTAAGCGTTTATCGGTGTTGTGATTTGTCTTATGGTAAACCTTAATTGCTACCCCATCATTGAGTAATAATTGTATCGTGGATCTTGAACCAAACTTATGATTGGTGAGCCGACATATTTCTTCGTAATAGACGGGTTCATTAATAAATTGTTGTTTGGCTATGGTATTGGTGACAACAAAAGATAATGGGTTCTCGAAATAAAAACGGAACATCTTATCTAATATTGCTTGTTTATAATCTTTATCCCAATCACCTAGTATTCTGAGATAATCGCTAGTCTCCATCTTACCCCCTGTTTGTTACAATATTACATACAAATATTTTGTAGTAATAACCTATTTATTTTTAGTGGGTTTATTTTTTTTCCAATGCTTCTTATGCGGAGACTTAAATATTGAATCCCAACGATCTTTGAATTCTTCGTCTGAGATTTGTCTTTTTCTTTGGTCTGAACCTTTACCTGCCATTAGCCCTGCCCTCGATATTTCTTCCAACTTCTTTTCATGTTTTTATTCATGGTTGAATGTCCAACATTATTTCTACCCAGAGAAGTTTTCTTACCTCTTCCTGGTGTCGCTGATCTATAAGTATTAACTATCTTAGCTTTTCTTACCATTGGTCTTTTATTTTACTCTGTTCGATAGGCTCAAGGATAACATCTTTTCTAAATAATGTTTTAGGCGTGTAGTCTGCTTTACTATTAGACTTAACCATAGCAAATTGAGCTACCCTATTTATATCTGGCTCAACATCATTTTCTAAACATATCTCTTCGGCTAAATCTTCTTTGACATGAGTTAAAACTGCCGCCCACCTTGCCGAGTCAACGATAGCCGAAGCTCCTCTAATACTTGCTCTAAAACCAAAAGCATCACTTGCACTGAACGCTGACTTACTCATGTGGTGAGAAGTTATCACCGCACTATTTGTTTTCTTGGCCAAACCAGCAACATAAGTTCCCCAGAGTTGACCAACTTCATTTGAAGAAGATACAGATGCAGAGCAGAAACTACTCAAAGGGTCAATGATGAGGAGACTTAGAGAATGAAATGACATCAACTCCTCTTGCAGTGACCACCCTGCATCTGTAATTCTTAAACCTTGATTATCTTCCGCAATAATATTAATCGGGGAATTATCGGGAACACAATAAATATAAACATTATTCGGATAGCCAAACCTTTTTTCATTTGGATCTAATGAATGTAACCTATGATGGATTTCATCTTGTGAATCTTCTCCTGTTAAGAAAATTACATCACCACCTGACATAATTGGTTGATTGAGCCACCGACCTTGACCACTTGCTACCTTCAGAGCCAGGTCTAACAGCAAACCAGATTTGCCGATACCACCCAAACCAGCGAAAACGCCAGCCACTTCTTTTGGGATCAAATCATTGACTACATATTCACGCTCTAAGGGCTTTCCCTGTAAGTCACGAATACTAAACCCTCGGATTTGGAATCCTGTTTGATACAGCTCATTTCTGACCCTCTCAGCTCCAAACTCCAAAAATAAGTCATTATAATCGCCGATTTTACTAGGAATCCTTGTTACACAGTTAAATATTGCAGACTGAACCTCTTTTGCTCGGTCTTGGCCGACACCTGAATCATCATTATCAAGTGCCAAAATAAATTGACCGTTATAAATTTTCCTAAATCTAGTTAAGGCTTCCAAACAAAAATTTGCTGAAAACACAATCAAGACGGGAATGTTGCAACTTTCATAAATACTAACCGCAGTTGCATAGCCTTCACAAACTGCAATCTTTTCTACCTGGCTAATTGAAGCAAGGTCTGTGCCAATTAAAAAGAAACTACCTTTAGTCTCTCCTGCACTTGCAAATCTTTTCTGACCATCAGGCATTATGTATTGCACTGAACGTAAATCTAATTCTTTTGTTTCTGGGTGTAGCCGATACATTGGTATTAATAAATTACCATTGGCTTCTTTAATGCCATAAGATCCTATTTGTTTTGCTTTCAAATATGGGTGTGCTGTTACTTGATCTGCTTTACCAAACTTATCTTTAACGTATTCAGCAGTTTCTTCTTGCTTCCTTGCTTTATCTTCGGCAGCTTTTGCCTTAACTTCTTCTAGTTTAACGTAAAGTTGTTTTTGTTCTTGTTTAGATAGGCTTGCTGTTGAGCCTGTAAAGAATTTCTTTTCTTCACCTGTTCGCCAATTACCATATACACAACAAGCATAGTCTGCATTGATCTGGTGATAGATATACCACCCGCTAGTCTCGCCTGACTTATCAGGTCTTTGGCCACCAATAGCATTAACACCTACTCTTTGCAGTGAACCTTCTTTTAAGAAATCAACACGCAAACCAAAGTTACGCATTTCATTAAGAAGATCATCAACGCTATTGCTGTCTTGAGCAAATTTTATTGAGTTGTCTAATTTTATTCCGCCATCAAAGTATTGATTTAATTTCATTCTCTTTAGGTTTTAATTCTCCTGTCTCCGCCACATGATTTTGATGGTTAAGAAAATGTCTGACCGCATCTTTCACAAATGCTAACTTACTCTCTCTTGACCACTGATTCATTTGTCCTGTTTTCTCTCTCTTTATTATTTCGTAAAAAGTATCTTTTAAATTTGTTAGAGCGTAATCAACACCAGCATCAGAAACTCTTGCGATATTTCTCACAAGCTCACCTTTATTAATTTCTTTTTGATGCTCCATTGAACACGCTCCATATACAAATCGCCCTTCGCCTTTTATAACGAGGAATGGCAATGCTGGGCGACCACATTGACATAAGCTGGGGTAGTTATCTTCTACCACGCAGCATTATCACCCTCTGTTGCAGTTTTAGTTTCTGCAACTTTAGGTGTATCTTTTCCAACACCAGGAAGAATTGCTGCTTCCCAATTAGATCCATAATTGTCATCTATTTCTAAATAACCATTATCGTTTCTTTTGAGATCACAGCTTACAGTTCTACCTGCAAGGAGGTCTGTATCGGAAAAGTTATCTATACCTGCTGCTTTCGCTAACAGATACAAACTCTTTTCAGCAACTTCTTTTGCTTTCTCGCTACCTTCCACAGTGAATAATGCTCCAACTGAAATATTGGTATCCTCCACTTTGAAATGTAACTTAAGACCAGAACCACCATTTTTATAAGGCTTATGTTCTGTGTGTGAATACACTAAATTATATCTACCCTCTTCTATTTGAGGTCTGTCGTCAGTAGGTTCTTTCAAACCACCCTCGAAATGTTTTGACAAATCTGCCATTTGCTTTTCTCCTATTAATTAACCAGTGTAAGAGCGAGGATCATTGATGTATTCGATAATATTATCTAACCCTTCAATAGTCTCCTCAATGCTCTCAGTAACACCGACTGGATAAATCGTATCTAATTCATAAGTTGCTCTTGGATCGTCTAAAACTTTTTGCAAAGTTCTTCGCACTCTCATAAGAGTCTTAGGAATGTCGATTGGTTTCGGTTTACCCATTATTTATCTAACAATATTTAACCATTAAGAATCCAATGAATTTTCATACGAAAAAACATTATTGGTTTTTCCCAGGTTTTTTAATTGCATCTTTAATAGCATCCCATTTGAGCGGTAACTCAGCAGGTAAGCTATATCTATTCTTCGCTAAGAACGCAGGGCGTTCTTCAACGTGTAGAACCCTTTGACCAGTAGAAACTGCTCTGGTTCTTTCACCACCTCTGCTTTTTTCCACAACTGTTCCAGTTTTGAAATCAGCAAAGCCAACAATATCTGAGACTTCTAAATATAAAAAACCATGCTTGGCATTTAATTTAATCTCATATCTATCGTATGCTTCTGAGGTAGGATCTTCAAAACGCTTGATTACTGAATGAGCTAACATACAGATAATCATGCCTTTCTGTTCTCGTAATTGATTTAGTAAGTCAATTATTTCCCTAGTATATTTCAGGCTTAAACTAAAACCTTTACCATAACCAGGTTCATTGATGTCTTTGAAACCTTCAACCTTACAAGTCTTATCAAAAATAATTGGTTCTAAATGATCCAATGAATCAATAACCAAAGTTTTATATTTATGATCTTCTGCTAGTAATGATTTTAGTATCTCAACTATGTCATCATAATTTTTTAATAAATCAGTATGTGCTACATCAATCACACCTAGACCATCTTCAGTCATAAGAAATAATGGTTCAGGAAACTCTGAAGCGATAGTTGTTTTACCAACTCCAGGTTTCCCATGAATCAATATTCTTGGTGGTTTTAAAGTAGCTTTAGTTTTTATATCAGCTAATGAAAAAGCCATTACTTAGACTCCTTTCCTATAATGCCAGTAGCTACTTCATCTTCCTCAACTTCTTTTACTTCAGGAAGCATTGGTTTTAGTTTTTCAACTAACAATTCTTCATTCTTTAGTAATGAATTGAAGTGAGCTACTTTCTTAGCTGCTTCTTGAGCTTCAGCCATAAGGCTTTGCTTTTCTTGCAATACTCCTACCAGTTGTTGCACTACTGGTCGGCTTTCGTGTGTGAGATCATGTTCAAATATCTCACGATTATCCATCGTAATTATCGGTTGGGTTTCCATAAAATCTTTCCTCCATTTTCTGTGAAATTATTATAAGACTTACAATAAGTCTTACCCTTGCAGAGCAAACACTGTTGCCCTACTACTTCTTTCGGATTTTTTTCCAGAGCTGCATCAACGCAGTCTGTCAAATATCCTAAACCCCAATCTACAAGTTCATGCAGATCAAGAGTTGTTTCTTTAGCCTTACCGTTTTGAAAAATAACATTTTCATATTGGTAATCTCCACCCCACCTTGCTACCGCCCCTAGGGTGTATATCTTAAGCTGTCCGTTATCTATGACCTCTACTGGCCACTTACCTGACTTCAAATCAATCAGGCTTATCTTATCTTTACCAATGAGAATAATATCTGCTGTTCCAAATAAATGATCGTTCACTTCATGCACATAAAGTTTTTCTTCAATCAACATTTCAGCTTCCATCTCCTCTTGTTTTTTGAAAACATAGTTTGAATAGGCTAGTGCTTTCTTCACTAACTTTTCATCTATTGTTACTTCTATGTCTCCATCCTTATATTTTTGTCCTACAAAGTGTTCTGTTGGATCTAAGTCTATCAACTCTTGTTTCAAAACTTTCTCAGCCATCCAGTGACAAGCACTACCACTCACGGTCGCTTCGCTGGCAACATACGGAGCTTTACTGCTCAGTGTTGCACTAGCTGGACACTTGCTCCAAAGTTTATCAAACCCTGAAGGCGACACTATTGAGTGCGAGATAACTACTCCTTATTAATAGGTTGTTGTAATTGTTCGCTCTCGTAAGCTGTCACATCATCAAAATCGTAAAGCACTTTGCCACCAATTTTGTAGTATGGGATTCCAATACCTCTTGAACGCCAGTTCTCTAATGTGCGTTCACTTCGCTTCCAACGCTCTGCTAGTTGTCCTTGATCTATGAAATTTCGGTCTTTCATTTTTTTTCCTTATATGTATTAAGTAATACTTAAATGTTCTCTATTTGTTCACTTTATGAAAAAAAAGAAGTAATATCAAGTAGTAAGAGGAAAAAACTCATAATGAATTTTAATAGGAGAAAGCAACATGAGTATTGATAAGGTTACACCAGAAGAGTGGAACAGGGCCAATAGAAAACTCGCAACAGAGCGACAGGTTGGCGGTAATCACTATAAAGGTAGAGCTCAACCAATAGAATATATTATCAAGAACAACATTAATTGGTGTCTTGGGAACAGTATTAAATACATTACCAGGTCTGGTAAAAAGGGTAAAAGAAAAGATCATATTAAGGACCTGCAAAAAGCCATACATTATATAGAGCTAGAATTGCAGCATACTTATAATGTAGATCCAAACGGCAACCCCTTAACAAGTAAAAATATTGATTGTGAAAAAATAGATTGGGAAATCTTTTTGGATAAGCAATATCTTTTCTACTACCAACAGAATGTAGGTGAGATAATTTTAGATTACGATGAATGGCTACAAGAAAATGAAGCCGATTTAAGAGAGAGGTATAAAGATGAAGGAAACTTTTAGACAGTATGTTACGAATAAATTTTATGACTGTAACAGAAATAAAGTTAAGTATTACAACGAAGAACCATACGGATCAGTGCTTGAATACTTTAGAGCAAACAAGCACTTTTTAATAAATAAGTTTAAAGCTAAAAAAACTTAGAGTGAAACTTACCCATCTTATTGATGTTATCAATGGTGGTTTCTTCTAATAGGTGAGCATACCTATTTGTAGTTTGGGTTGATTTGTGTCCTAACAAATCGCCCACTTCTTTCAATGTCATCTTCTCAAACGAAATACAATGACTGGCAAAACTATGTCTTAGATCGTGTAGTGTAATGTGATCTAAACCAAACTTTGCTCTAATGTTTTTCCACATACGATAAGGTGTTTTAATCGCAAAAATATATTCATATCTTTTGCCATTGGTTCTAGGTTGTCGTTCTATAATCTTTTGTGATTGAGCATTGAGATAAATGACACGCTTATCACCTGTTTTGTTTGCGGTCTTATGTTCGTTTAAAACGATCCTATCTCCTTTGAAGTCACTCCATTTAGCATTACCTATTTCAGAAGCAGACCTTGCTCCTGTTAAGATACAAGCCCAAATAAAATCCACTGAAGATCTTTTACGATGTATTTCATATCGGCTGTTCAGTTCCTTTATAACCTCGACAAGCTGGTCTTGTGTTAGGTAATTTTCTCTAATACTTTCAGTGTATTTCTTAACCAGGTTGAAAGGATATTTCTCTGTATACTCAGAAGCCTTTGCTTCATTGAACACCTTTTTGAACACCATTAAAGATTTATTAGCCATGCTTTGTTTATCAATATCATAGAACCAATCCTTAACTTCCTGGTGGGTAATAGTTTTTATATCTCTTGAGCCAAAGATTTTTTTTAAATAGTTGTCGTATATATTTTCAAAAGACTTTCTACTTTTCAGGCCCTTAGTTTTTTCTAAATATTTAAACCATGAGTCAGCAAAAGTTTGCACTGTCATAATTTTATTATTTGATTTACCAAAAGGATCTATACCTTCTAATACCAAGGCATGATGTTTGGCTGCTTTAATTCTGACAGCTTCAATAGGTGTATTGATGTCAGCTAACTTGTTTTGTTTTCTTTTGCCATTGATGATGTAGGCAAAGGTATAACACGATGGATATATAAGTATGTTTGAGTCTTTCTTGTCTCTTTCAAATTTCATTTTCTCTCTCTCTGGTTGTGCTGTGGTTGTATTTTGTTATGTTTTACCCGTGAACAAAATAGCAACTTAGCGTATATTTATGATAACAAAATATTGAAAATCAGGTCAAGTTTATGAGAGAAAACTGGGAAAATATGGTGAGCCCTGCAGGATTCGAACCTGCGACCCATTCCTTAAAAGCACTATGATTCAACACCTTTAAGCCCAGAAATCAGCCAAAAAAAAGACCTCATTTTCTTTGGTTGTTATCAGGTAGTTCAATAAACTAAATGTCGTTTTCTTTCAACGCATTTATAATAGTGATTGATCTTTCTAAGGATTTCCTAGGGTTTACTTCTTTGATGTAGTCTAATTCTTTCTGCCAGGTGGCAGTTAAGTTTCTGTTAGGTTGGAACTCTATTTGGTCATAAGGCAGATAACAGAAAGCGAATATATCTACTTCGTTTTCGTTGTAGTCTTTCTTGATTCTGTTGACTCTCTTCTTAATATCCCACCTAACCAATTCTTTGTTTCTGTGGTGGAAGGTTGACTCAGATGTTTTGACTTGGATCTTGTATGGAATGTCATCTTTCATAACCAAGAAATCGTATCTAGCTGTTGGGTTGGGTTCAAAGATTTCGTCAAAGTATTGGAGTAGGAAGTAGGCAGCTAAGTGTTCGCCAGACCGCCCTACTTTATAAGTTGACATTATTCTTCGCTTTTAACTTTTAGTCCTTCAGGAATATCTGTTTGAGCTTTATATATTCTTATCTGATCTTGCAGTGCTTCTGATCTAGCAGACCATTCTTGTTTTAATTCTTCTTCTCTTGCTTCATCACCCCTGTTTCGAGCTTCTCTTATTTCTTTTTTATAATAAACTTTCAAATCAGAAAGTTCTTTATTCATAAAAAAAAGATTAGTGCTTTTGGTATCTTCTGGATCAACTGGATAAATATTAACTCCAAAAAATCTTGATGCTGCTTGAGGTAAAGTAACTTTTGGTCTGCTTGGGTCTTGGCTATATGGATCTCCTTCTTTGGTTATTGCTTCTTTTAATTTTCCAGCAACACCTCTCTCTGTTAAAAAGGTTGGAGCAGCAGTTGTCCACAAATATTCAAGAATTTGTCTGCCCTGCACTGTAGGGGGAGCTGATTCATTGTAAATTGGTCTTTGAGTAAATGGGTCTTTGTTTGTTTTAAGTGCCATTAAAGCAAAACCTGGGCCACCTACTAAATTAGAAATATCTTGTGCAGCTTGACTAGGATCTCCTTTTGTAAGCTCTGAACCAATTCCAGTATAAAAACCCCAAGGCATATTATATGACCAATCAAAGAACTGCCATCTACCTTCACTGTCTTTAATTGGTAAAACAAGTGCATTACCACTGTCTCTTAAATATTCAGGTAAAGATTTTTTTAGTATCTCCAAATCGTCTTGTGTTAAATTATTTTTTGCTTGCCAAGCAACTGCCAATGCTGGTGGTATTGCCATGTATTTTGCATATCTTTCTGGATAACGAATAAATGTTTCTAATAAAAATGGTAAAACCTTATATTGAAAAGTAGCAAAAGGAACACCAAAAGGATTTTCTCTTATTTTCTTAAGGGTTTTAGGAACAAGAGAATAATCAAATAAAGTTTTCTGAGCATTATAAACAGCAGTTTCAGGATTAAGACCTTTTTCCATATCATCTATAACTTTTGCAATCTTGCCAATCTCTTCCATTAGAGCATAACTATCGCCACCAAATTTTGCTATATTTCCAATAATTACTTTTGCTTTATCAGTAGCAGAACCAGTTGTATTAACTTTTGCTTTTGCATAAATATCATTTATTTGCAGCATTTCTTGTCTGCTAAAAGTTGTGCCTGTAGCACCATATTTTTTAGCAATCTCATAATATTTACCTTTTGTTCTTACCTCATTAATTGCTTGTGCTAATCTTTTTGGAAGCCGCCTAAAAGAAATGCCAGATAAATTTAATAAAACCATATTAGACATAAGGTTTCTAAAAACTGATGGTGGGTTTAATGGAACTTTTAATAACTTCCAGGCTTTTGTTGCTTGTGTAGCCATATTAAAAATACTGTTTACTTCATCTCTTGCTACTATAGGAGTATTTATAATATCATCATGTATTTCTTTTCTAATATAAGCACCTCTTAATTCACCGTATTTTTTATTGTCTGGTAATTTTTTAAAATTAGTTACGTCTGCTTTTGCTATTCTATTTTGTGCTTGACTTATAGACTCTTCTAACTCCTTAACTATTTTTATGTCTGTTCTGGGTCTTAAGCCTTCTGCTATTTCATTTGTAATTCTGTTGACCTCTTCTTTCAAATAAAAAGGACTAACATTTCTTCCTCTAAAATTAACCAAACCATCTTGTAAGGCCCAGTTAGGGTTTTTAGAAACCTCTCTAAAGAAGCCAAGTTTAACTACATCACTAATAGGATCTTCTATAGCTTTAGCACCCAACAACCCAACATCTTCTATTTCACCAAGAAATTCTCTTGTAGCTGCATCTAGGTCTTTTCGTTTTTTTAAATAACCCATTGAGTTAGATTTTTTATTAAAATATTTTAAAAACAATCTTGGTAAGTAAGTGCCAAAGTTTTCTTGCATTACTTCAGTTGTTAACAAACCATTTTTTTCTAAAACTTCTGAAACTGTATCGATGCCTTTTCTTAATTCTAAAGCTGAATTTTGTAAATTAACTGGAACTTCATCAAGGTTTTTTGTTCCTGTTAAAAATTCATAGACTGGTTTGTTTTCTTTTGGTGTTAATTTATTAAATGATTGAAAAACATTTCTCGCTAAATCCCTAGTCTGTTCTAACTTACCAGTAGCCATGCCCCTTAAACCCAAATATTTTGGCTGTTCTGGCAAACCTTTTAAAGGGCTTATAGGTTGTGAGATTTTTTGTATTTTATTTAGTGCAAGGTTAGCTAGTTTTTTATAAGCAGGCCCAACAAATGGAATTTTTCTTAACACACCAACTTCTGTATCAGGCACAACATTTAAGTTGTTTTGAATTGGATCAGCAATATCTTCTATTTTTGATGAAATATCATCAACTTCCCCTTTTATTGTTGTTTGTGCAAGAGTCTCTGGTTTTGTTTTTGATATAGCTTCTTTCGGTTTTGGTAAAAGAAATGTTTTTTGAGCAGCTTCCTCTGCCTTTGGAGCTGGCAAAGATAATTGTTTTGGTTTACTAAATCTGTTTACAACCGCACCAGTTGCACCACCAAGAACTGTACCTAATGCAGCACCAACGCCAGCACTTTTACCAACAGAAGCTAAATCAAATTCTTCCTGCCCTTCTGCATTTATTAAAGCACGCTGTCTTAAGGCATCATAACCTGCTGCATAAGGAGCACCTTCTGCCGCAGAAATAGCTGCATATCTTGCAACTCTATTTTTAGCCAAAGATTTTAATAGATCGCTTTTAATTTTATCTTTGGCTGCTTGTTTTATTCCTGTTGAAAGAAGTTTACCAGTGCCCAAACCAAGATAAGTAGTAGGGCTTTCTAAAGGATTAGCTATGTTGCCTAATGCTCTTCCAAAACCAGCAAAACTAGGTTCTTTTTTATCATATAAATCTATTAAATTAACAAACGCTTCTTTTTGTTTATCGTT